AGTAGTAATATCATTCAACGAAAACGAAGCTACCAAAACAACAATTGATACTGTACCTTTGAACGATGCACCAGAACATTACCAATATTTAAGTGATGAATCCACCTTCAAAATATTACGCTCTCACAACGTTACTACTCCTTTATTATTTGGGGTATCGGTTGCCTCAGGATTTAGCTCAAATGCTGATGAAATGAAAACAGGAGCACTGTTGTTTGAAAACATGGTTATAAAGCCAAAACAACAAATGATAGTTGAAATGATTAAAAAGATACTTTCGTTTAACGGTGTATCTTTGAACCTTAGATTTAAAACTTTGAACCCTTTACAAGGTGATGAGCCGCTACCACAAGAGGTGAAAATGAGCGCACAGGACGAGTTATACGTTGCTAAGTATGGTGAGGATATTGATTTAAATGAGTGGGTGTTGATTGATAGTCACGAGGTAGACTATGAGCTTGAAGAGGAATTGGATGAGCAATTACGCAAACTTAACGAGCCTACTAAATTGTCTAAGGTTTTGAACTTAGTTAAAACAGGTACGGCAAGACCAAACGCAAAGAGCTTACAAGATGGTGAAATCTTCAAACATCGTTACAGATATGTTGGGGAAATATCTGACAAATCAAGGTTGTTTTGTAAGAAAATGATTCAAGCTAACAAGGTTTACAGAAAAGAAGATATTGTAAGAATGAGTACTGAAATTGTAAACCAAACAAGTACAAGAGCAGACGGAACAGAAGGCGGTTTTGGACCACGTGGGGCAACTACTTATGATGTTTGGTTATACAAAGGCGGTGGAGCATGCCACCATAAATGGGTGCGTGAAACTTACTTAAGAAAATCAGACGTTAATTCACCATTAGCTAAAAAGTTCACACCGGCACAAACTCGCAAACTTGGTGAAATAGCACCGACAAACGATAAGCGAGTTTACACACGTCCAATTGATATGCCTAACAAAGGATTTTTACCTAAATAATAAGACATGGCAGAAGCATTACTAATTTCGAAAAAAGACCTACAGGAATATACTTCTTTGAACGCAAACACGGACGTTGATAAAGTGATTCAATTTGTACTTGTAGCACAAAATATTTGGATTCAGCAATACACAGGTACTAAGCTACTTGATAAGATTAAAACGGATATAACCAACAATACACTTTCGGGTAATTACATAACACTTGTAAGGTCATATTTAAAGCCGATGTTAATCCATTTCACAATGGTTGAGTATTTACCTTTCTGCGCGTACACTATTTCAAACAAGGGTATATATAAGCACCAATCAGAGAATAGCGAAATTGTATCGAAGGAAGAGGTTGATTACTTAATTGAGAAAGAAAAACGCATAGCTGAAAGTTACTCGCAAAGGTTTTTAGACTATATTTGTAAGAACAATAGTTTATTTCCTGAGTATACAACCAATGAGAATGGTGATGTATACCCACAACATAATAACTATTTAACAAATTGGTATTTATGAAGAAAAAAAAAGAGTATAAACCAAAGGAAGAAAATGTAATTAAACTTAAAATATATTTAAATGATATTAGCAAACCACGGGATAATAAGTAGTAGCGGAGGTGTTTTAGATGCAGATGCAGATGCACTTGCATTTATAACAGCTGCATCAATTACAGATACAACACAACAAACAGCAATAAACACGCTTGTAAATAATTTAAAATCTTATGGTATTTGGAGTAAGATGAGGGCTATATATCCATTTGTTGGTGGGACTGCAACTTCACATAAATGGAATTTAAAAGATACACGTGACTTAGATGCTGCTTATAGATTAGTATTCAATGGAGGATGGACACATTCAGTAAATGGCGCTTTGCCAAATGGGACAAATGCTTATGCTGATAGTTTCTTAAATGCAACAAGTATTCAATCATCAAATCATTTATTTTTCTATTCAAGAACACAAACAGTTGATTTAATTAATTCATGTGAAATAGGAGTTAGTGACCTAGTTAATAATTATTTTAATCAATTAAGAATAAATGTTAATTACGTAAGTGGTAATGTTTCTGCTGTTGTATCATTTACAAATACAACAGATGCAAGAGGTGGTTGGTTAAGTACAAAAAGAGCTTCAAATGATAGAGAATCTTATTTAAACGGAAGTACACAAACAACACTTACAACTAATGATACATCTTCTAATCCAAATTTTAATATATACATTGGAGCAAGAAATCAACCTAATTCAAGCCCGGTTGTTGCATTCTATTCATCAAAAGAATGTGCATTTGCATCAATCGGAGAAGGTTTAACAGACACTGAAGCTGCTAATTTCTATACAGCAGTACAAAATTTTAACACATTATTATCTCGTCAAGTATAATGAAAGTAAGACAATTAACAACAGAACAAAAAAACCAATTAGTAGGGCAAACATACGATGGTGTTCAATACTTCAACCCAACTTTAGATGCCAATGGCAATTGGTTTATCTCCAATGAAGAGTTTTTCAACTGTACAACAGCGGCGTTATTCGGTTGGACGTTACCTGAGATTGATTATAATCCAGTTATTAGTGAGTTACCAATATGAAACGTAAATACTACGAAGGGCAACAACTAAACGGTAAGATAGTAGCCACAATTTGGCACGATTCAAGTAATTATTATATAAAATTTACAGATGGAACTTTTGAAGAATTTAAAAAATAGATGGTTGGCACCAACTCCAAATTTTTGGAAGAAAGTGCAAAGTGTAGGAATAGTAATCGGAGGGTTAGGAGCAGTATTTGTTGCGCCTCCTTTCGGGCTTACATTAGTAGGCGGTTATATGGTTGCCGTTGGGTCGGTGGCTGGTGTTTTATCTCAATTAACAATAGATGAGCAACGTTAAGAATTATACCGACAAACAGATACTCGATAGAGTAAAGAGTTTAAAATCCTTCAAAGGTATTCCACAAGGGTATTGGATTGTAGGTGTTAGAAGTGAGGAAGATGCGCCTAACAAATATGACGATAAGTTCTACTTATTCAACGGTGAGCAATTTGTTAAGGTTGTAACAGGCACAACCAACCCAGGCACACCAATCTTACAAGGTGGTTATCTTAAATATAATAGAGTAGGTGCTGCTGTTGTTAAAGCTGATGAAGTGTATTACGACGTTTGGAAGTTCGGACTGCATCAAGGTAAGATGCCTGCCCTAAAACAAGTAGGTAACTTTATTGTTTATCGTGACGGAGATAAAGACGGTAAGAGTGAGGAGATAGGTGCGCCAATTACTGGGAGTGGTTATGGTATCAACTTTCATACGTGTAGCTATTTAGAAAAAATAATAGGTGAAAACATTGGTGGTTGGAGCGCTGGTTGTCAAGTAGTTAACAATACAGAACAATATTACATGGTAATTAACCTAATCAAGAATCAAAACAGAATAACCTATTGTTTATTGAAGGAATTTTAGTATCTTTACTATTGTGTTTTAGGCGGTTAAGAAATTAATCGCTTTTTTTTTGCTCAAAAGTTTGGTGTATTAATAATTAATATATATATTTGCTACATAATTAAAAACATAAACACATGAAAACAGGACTATCACACTCAGCAGAAGAAAGAGCAATTAATTACATAATCGCAGGATTAGAACCTTTAGAGGCAGTTGAAAAAGCTCTTCAAGACGAAAATGCTTTAATTCTTGAATTGTTAGAACAAAAAACAGAACGTTCTAAAAAAGCAAAAGAACAAATTTGCAAAAATGTTTACGCACTATCCCATATTTTTAACTAATATGGGACATCAAACAAATTAAAAATAATAAATAAAAATATGAAAACAGCAGATTTAATTGCAAGCCAAATATCAGAAATACGTGAGAACGTTGGCTTTGGTAACAGATTCGACAAAGTACCATTCTCAGAGCAGTTAGTAACCGAGGCGCAAAAGGTAGCAGGAGAAAACTATGAGTTTATTCTTAAAATTATGGGACATGAGAAACGCTAAAAAATTATTATACGCATTGGTTTGCATTATCATAGTAGGTTTTGTAAATCAATATTGGAATGCATCCACAGCATTTTGGACAGCATTCGGGTTATTAGGTTGGACTTTAACAGGTATGTGCTATGAAAAAGATAATAAATAAAATATTTAACGTTGATACGCTAATCATGCCATCAGACGTTGAATTTATGAAGATTGACAGTGATAGTGTATACGCATCATTTGAAGACCTTAAAGAGCGTTTATACATCGATGATGGGCTTGTTTATAGCGAAGATGGTGACCGCATTTGCACTACAATGGAATTAGAGCAGTTTGATGAATTTGCAGAACTAAACAAATGCATCACGTGTGGTGGTTCGGGTGAATACATGGTAACAGATTACGACCAAGATGCACCATTTCAAAACATTTTAATCAATTGCTACTGTGCGAAGCCCTTCGAACTATAATTATATCTACGATAGAGTTCGTAATATGATTGAGGCTGGATGGATTCAGCTTGACATCGCCAAGCATTTAAACGTACCCGTTGCGACCGTAGGTCATGCGATAGCAACGTACGAAGGAAAAAAGTATATAACAAGCCTATATTTTGGCTACAAAAACGAAGCATATGAACAAGAAGATTACATTTATCAAGCCCCTACTTTTGACGAGCTGTCTCCTGATGAGCAGTCTATCTATCGGTCAATTGAGTTTACAGCAAATCAAGGATAAGGGAATAAAACATCCTGATATCGTATACGCACAATACCGCTTAGAAACGGGTAATGGGAAGAGTAGAGCATTTAGAGAGTACAACAATGCGTTTGGATTCATCTATAAGCGTAAATTAATGCGATTTAAGAGCGTTGAGGAGTGTATAGAGTATTACAAGACGTGGCAGGCGAAAAGATACGTTACAGGCGATTATTTCGAGTTCCTTAAAAAGATAGGTTACGCAGAGGAGGAGGGTTATATTGAACTATTAAAAAAGATGTTATGACACCAAGCCCAATCTTAACAGGTTGGGTTTTTTATTTGTAGAAAAGTAAAAACTTGTAAAAAACAACATGTAAAATTTTAACTTTGATAATCAGTTGTTTATGAAAAGTTGTTTTTAACTAAATCGCTGATAATCACCGAAATGATGGAAATGTTAAAACTTTTTTGACTATATTGCAGTAATATAAAAAATAATTTTTTTTCAAAAACACGAAATATTTTCTACCTTTTCAATTAAATCGAATAAAACCAATAAGTTACAACGTAAAAACTTAGTGTAAACTTTTTACAAACTTTCTACATTTTATACATATTATTTAGAATGATTATAAATTACTATAAATTGAATCTAATTAGAAAATAATATATATATTTGTTGACGTGTTAGATCTCATACATAGTAACACTTAAGGTATTTGCCCTGTCAATTTGTAAACGTGAGATCTTTACTTTTTGTCAGGGCTTTTTAATTTATTAAATATTTTATTATGAATTACAAAGATTTTTTAGAAAGTAAAAGACATTCTATAGGAGACTTTGGGTTTAAAGCTAATTACATTCCTGACATAGCTTTTGACTTTCAAAGATTTGTTATAGAGAAAGCAATTTCAAAAGGTAGAAGTGCTGTTTTTTTAGACACAGGGTTAGGCAAAACATTAGTTCAATTATCTATAGCTAAAAACATAGTTAATCATACTAATAAAAAAGTATTGATTTTAACGCCTTTAGCTGTTGCGTTTCAATTTATATTAGAAGCTGATAAGTTAGGTATTGATGATATTGAATACTCAAAAGACGGTAAACACACTAAAAAAATAGTAGTATGTAATTATGAAAGATTACACTATTTTAATTCAAGTGATTTTGAAGGTGTTGTTTTAGATGAAAGTAGTATTTTAAAAAACTTTGATGGTAAAATCAAAAATGAAGTAACTACCTTTGTTAAAAAAATACCTTATAGATTTTTATCTACTGCAACACCATCCCCAAATGATTTTATAGAATTAGGAACTTCATCGGAAGCTCTTGGATATATGGGTTATATGGATATGTTAGGTAAGTTTTTTAAGCAAAATAATAATGCTGTAGATTCAACAAATAGAAATATAGGCGAAAAGTTTTATCTTAAACCGCATGCTGAAAAAGACTTTTTTGCATGGGTTAATCAATGGTCAATAATGGCTAAGATGCCTAGTGATTTAGGTTTTTCAAACGATCGTTATAATTTACCTGAATTGATTATTAATAAACATATAGTAGAGAATCAAAGTTTAGTAGATGTACAAGGACAAATACAAATGTTTACACCTATTGCAAAGTCAATGACAGAAGTTAGACATGAGCAAAAACAAACAGAAGAAAAAAGATGTGAGAAAGCTATAGAATTAGCAAAAAATAAAACTTCAGTTTATTGGTGTAATACTAATAATGAAAGTAGTATTTTAAAATCTTTAGATAGTGAAGCCGTAGAAATAATAGGTAGTCAATCAATAGATAAAAAAGAAGAAATACTACTAGCATTTGCAAATGGTGAAATAAAAAGATTAATTACAAAAGCTAAAATGACATCAATGGGTTTAAATTGGCAACACTGTAATCATTCTGTATTTTTTCCTACATGGAGCTATGAACAATATTATCAAGCTGTACGTCGTTTTTGGAGGTTTGGACAAACAAAAGACGTAACTATTGACATGGTAATATCAGACGGTCAAACAAGGGTGTTAGAAGCATTACAACAAAAAACACAAAAAGCAATACAGTTACATAAAAACCTAACTGAGAATGTGAACCGTTCATTTGAACACATAACA